TCAATTGTTAATATCTTTGAGGGTTTCCATTATTGCCTTGATAAGGAAGCGGCGAGGTTTGATGCCTTTGGTTTTGATCTTGGTGGCAATAGCCCAGGCAAGAGAGTGGTAGCGATCTGCGAGCTGCTGTTGTTTTGCATTTAGCTTTGCAGATGGGTTTATTCGTGCTGAAAGCTTTACACCATGAGATTCTGAAGAGAGCAGGCGTTTCTTTCGTGCCCACTCTTCGATGATTGACACTGGAGGCATTTTACCGGGTTCTCTACCTTCGTGCACGTATATAGCATAGGGTGCGATTTTGGACTCTACAAAGACATCAATTTGCATTCTATCGGGGTAATACTTCGTGGTTACAGCCCTGCGTAGCTTTCCCCAGGCAACAAGCCCTTCGCGATCTACAATAGAAACTGCCTTTTCCTCGATGCGATCAGCAAGCTCTTGAAATATGGTGTTTACACCGGCTTTTATGGACATCAACTCCACCCTCTAAGCGTTATAAGCCCGGTATAGATGTCGTATTCGACTTCGCGGGGGTGGATGAGCCGGGAATCGAACAGCAGATTGCAATAGACAAGATCGTAGGGGTTGGCAGGCGGAGTAGCTTCGCTTCCGATGGGAGTAAGCTCGGATAGCTGCAACACTGAGAAGGAGATAATGGCTTCGTGGAGCAGGTTCCTTGATCGCAGATAGCGCATATAGTAGCGATCTACAGCCTCTAAAAGTGCCAGGCTGACAATTGCCACAGGAGAGGAACTAAGTTCAGACATGGGTTCAGCTTCGTCAAATTTGGCTTCTATGGGGTCATTTAGGGCGAATTGGGAGCGATTGTCATCAATCCTATTAAGGATACTAAACTGACCTAAAGAGCACTTTATAACAGCGTGTGAGAGTCTAAGGAATTCTTCAAGCAGATTCTTGGCGTTATACCACCCGGGGACTGTTTCTATTTCACCAATGCTGATACTGCCACTATAAAGCACCTTTGTGCCGCTAATGCGGTAGGATTCTTCACCCCACATTATCTGGAACAAGTCGGTTGGCCATTCTGGATTGATAGGCACAGGATTTAGGCTGGTGCTTTCTATATCCGCATATCCGAACAATTCTTTGCGGTCTTGGATAAGCCGATAGATGCGCACACGATAGAGTTTTACGAATGTCACTTGCTGCCCATTGTATTGAAATGATGCGGAGTGAGGCCTTCTAATTTCTACATAATGTTGAAAATAGATGCAAAACTGACCTTCTACCATGCGGAAGCCAAACTGGGTTCTACTGGTGGCGAAATCGTAATTAGAAAACATGTCTGTAGTGTGATCGTATATCTCGTGATCTACCACTCGCCATGGCAGCCATGACTCGGGGTTGTAGGTTTCGTGTGCATTGGCATACGACAGACAGGCAAGGGATTGAACAAGGCGAATAACCTCAGCGGGGTTGTTTTGGTTACGTTCATCTTCAGATTGCAGGGTGAAGCACGAATGGATGATGGCTGGGAGGACGTTGATAGGGTGGGTTGATGCTCCAAGTTGGTGTTCGCGGTCGGCAGCCAGGGTGACGAGTAAGCCGAAATAATCGGTGAGCTCAAGCTCTACCCTTTGGCGGGTAGGCGTGTAGTATTCCAGAGAATAGGCACCTTCCTGCAGGACGCCGGAGAAGATATCCTCATTACGGTAACCGATAACGAAGTTTAGGGTGTGATATCCGGCTTTGACTTCGCGTGATGCGCCTTCTAAGAGGGCTTTTAATGCTGGAGTATAGGACAGCTTAACTGTGGCTTTTCTTGCCTCTTGAGACCAGTAGTCCACAGAAGAGAGGGAAATGCCGTCAATGCTGTGTTCTATGATGTCTTCTGAGGAAAAGACGAGGGCGGAATCGCGGTAGATACGCAGGATCATAGAATTCCCTCGGTCTTCAAACGTGCTTTTATGCATGCTATATAATCGTTAAACACATTATAGTTAAACCAATCGGCATACTTCTCCAGGACAACTTTATCGACGGCAAGGATACGCTGTTTGAAGGATTCGGGGATAGAATCCCATTCTTTATCAAAGCGAAGCCGGGAAAACATTTCCTGCTCATCGGTTGAATCGTCTGTTTTAAAATAAGATAAGATAAGCTCGTAGCAATAAACATCATATTCGCCAACCATGGAAACTCCTTTGGTTATTTTTTGTTGGGATAATAACATAACCTTCCCATGTACAGTGGGATCAAGGTTTTTAATGATATCCTCAGATGATTTGGGATGAAATGTTTTAAGAGTGTTTTTGTCAAGGCTAAAGACGGCAAAATCATGCATTTGGCTGTTGCCAACCATCCTAACCTTGGGGTTCCATACATAAAGATTTAGAGAACGATCCCTGGCAGAGATAGCAATGCCCATCTGTTTAAGCGGATTTTGGAGCAGGTTAGAGACCAAAGAGAGATATTCCTTATGAGTGGAAATGCCAAGCTGCTCTTTGTGATCGCTGACATGCTCGAAAAGCTTTTCGCGGGTTGCGAACTCGAATTTGGAGGCTTTTGAGATGATGGTTTCCACATCCTTTTCGCGCAGGGGAATAAGATTATTGTAGCGATCCATGGAAGCTTCGTAGGGGTCGGAAGGTTCGATGTATGGCACAATACGGGTTCTGCAGTTGTAATGATAAGGCGGGAGCCAAGGTTCCATATCTGAAGATGGGCTCTGAGAGAAGTTCTGGTTATTCACCCAGAAGTTAGCTGGCTGGACAAGAAGCTCTTGCCCATCTATACGCTCTGAAGCGGGGCCTATTTCAAATATGCGTCCGTGCATCATGCGGCAGATTTCGGTGGTGGCATCATCCAGATAGGCAACGACTTTAACCATTTGAGTACCACGTGAGGCGTATTCGGAAAGGCGTTCCTGTGTTACAGCACGGGCTGACACTGTGTTCGCATGACTTTCGGCTTGATCGGGGCGAATGTCGCCACGGACGGGGTACTTTTCTGTGATGAGAGAATGAACTTGGCGATAAAGAGGATTTGAGCCAAGGATAGAAGCTGCTTGGGAGCCGGTGCTGTAGAGGCGTTCAAGTTCGTTTTCCAATTCAATGGAACTAAGCTTACCAGCCAGATAACGGCGAATAAGCCCGGACAGGAGGTCTTCACGAGAAGCAGAGGCAAGCTTGCGGTACTTAAGAAGGTTTGTTAGTAGCATTATTTGAGTCCTGAGAGGGTATCAGATGTTCGCTTGAATAGCAGGTGTGTCCGCATATTGGGCACTTACGGATGCGAAAGGTAGAACTGTCTAAACGGTGGGTCTTTACAACCTTGGTGTCAGCCTTGCATTTGGGGCACTTCATTTTCCAACTCCTTTCAAACAGGGAAGGGGGCATGAAGCCCCCGATGTACAACCCTGATTATTATGCGTTAGCAGCATCATTAATTGTTTCGGATAACAGCTTTTCGCTTTTTACCCGCTGGTATATATGAGATGGGATTTCGCCTTTGAACTCAGCTTTTAAGGCTTTCTCCAGTGCGATGGTGGGCATGCCTTTCTCTCCCATCCAGGAAAGCATGAAGTTTATCTCACTGTTCAGGTCTGCCAGGTAGGTGCGGGCGGTCTCTTTCATGATCTGTTCGGCTTCCTTGGCTGCTTTGCACTGCTTTTGTAGATCATCAACGTATCTTTGAAGATTTGCAAGAGCCATATCACGCTCCTGGATGCGGTTGTAAAGGGTGCGTCTTGCTTCACCTTCTTTAACTGTGTTTGCAATTTGGGCATCAGTGAGCTTGGCGATGGGAGCTTCGAGAGCAAAAAGCCGGGCAAGGAGTTTGGGATACTGCTTCTCGGCTATGTTTATGAGACTTGAACTTAGGGAATCGTAGGCAAAGGTAACTTCCTTTCTTGTTTCCGCCTCATCCACAATAGCTTGTTTCAACATCCGTTCTAAGGCTGTTAGGGTATCAGAAGCAACTGATGAATGTGTATTTATTTCCGAAATAATAACCTTAGCAGCATTCTTTACTTCGGTGCGGATGTAGCCACGGAGGGCAAGTTCGCTGATGCGATCCCGTTTTATTGCCCGGCGCAGGGCAAAGGCAAGGAGTATAAGGGCAACGATTTGGAAGATAGTGGCGAACATTATGCCCCCTTTGCCGCAGAAGGCATAGCTGAGATTTCTTCGATTTTTGGGGCTATAGTGATGTTGTCCACCACCTTCTTCTCACAGGCAACCTTGGCGAGGGCTATATCATCCAGGGTTTTTAGCATGTCTTTGTTGGGCTCTTCTTTCACGTTTATAAAGTCCATCATTCCCAGGGCTTTTAGGGCTTTCAGGCAGATAGCCTTGGAGATAACCTTGACGGAAGTGGACACCCGGAAAGAAATGGTGCCGTGTGGCAGCTCTTTGGTGCGTTCCTTGGTGAACTCATCTTTGTGAGCTGTGGCATAGCCCGCAATGGAGGACTCAAGTGCTTCCATTTCGGAAAGGAGCGGAGCTGCGTCAGTGTTGAACTTGGCGGTTATTTCGCTGACGAGCTCCGTCATTTTGTTTTCCAGATCACGTTTTTGGCAGGTGAGTTCTGCCAGGCGTTTTAGGGAGGAATTTACTTCATCCCAGTTCTTCAGTTCGGGTGCGGCGGGTTTGCTTGGTTTTTGTTTCATCTTGTTCTCCTTTTGTTGTTTAGGTTAATGCTTTGCGGATGAGGGCAAAAAGGGTGGATGCCTGGCTGAAGCTAAGCTCTCTGAGGCTGGAGCCATATCCCCACAGTTCCATATTGAAGTGCAGCCATTCGATGTCTTTCCCATGCTTAGTTACATAAGCCATAATAGCGCTATTCAGCTTCTTTTTTGCAAGATGTGCGGTTTTGGCAGCATAGGGCTTCAGAGTGGCGATTGCCTGGCGCATTTGAATGTCACTAAGGACATTAGCATGCGTTACAGAAAAGGTCTTAAGCAGGTAAGCGGCGAAGCGGGAATGATTTTGCCCTTGAACCTGCTTATCCCAGCCAGCTTGCTTAACGAGGTGCCAGAGATAGGTTTGTTGGTCTTTGAAGCGTTGTTTTGGCATGGTGGGCTCCTTCAGTATCTGAATACTACGTTTTGGGGTTTGGTGGGGTCGGTATCGAAGTGGACAAAGCCCTTGGCAAAGTTTATGCCAATGCGCTTACAACCGGCATTGATAAGCCCACACATGATCTTAAAGAGTTGAGCGGAGGAGGTGAAGCGGATATCCAAAGCCTGGCAGTAACCTTCAGGATTGGGAGTATGCGCACTATCAGCAACTCCACCGACGGCTTTGTTGTGCTTGGGGCAACGGCAACCACTGGTGATGTACAAGGGAAAGCCACAGTAATCCCGGGTTGACTGATACACCAAAACGGTGGTTGGATGCAGTTTTGAGAGCCCACAACCGCATTTGCAGGCAATCTCGGCAACGGTTAGATTTTTACTTAGCTTAGGCATTGTTCCTCCTTGTAAGTTCTTGCCATGATGGGATTAGTTGCATTTTGGGTTTAGATTTCTGATAGAATGACTGTTTTTCATCCATTTTATACTTAATGTTGCCAGATAGCCTTAATGCCCTGAGGTAACGGGTAAGTGCGGTATCGCTATACTTCCAGCGTTTTATGATGTCTTGCTTACTTGTCCAGCGGCGAGTAGATAACATAGACCATAGTACTTCAAGCTTATCCTGTTGGGGTTGCCAATCATACTTGAAGACCGGCTTGGCTTGAATGACGGGCTTTAGCAGATAGACACCCTGGCCAAAACGGACAACCTCTCCGGAGACTTCCAGCTTTTCCATGATCTCTAAAACGCGGGTTATTGGGTAACCGGTAACGGCACTGAAATCATCGATATCGAATAATCCGGAGCCTTTTACCCGGCGATAACGGGATATGATTTCATGATCTGAAGTTTGAATCATTTTCCTACCACCTTTTGATAAGTATTTAAGTCTATGCTTTTGAGAGATAGCTTACAGGCGATCTCCTCATATAGCCGTATGGCTTTAATTACCTTGCGGGCGTCACCACCGGCCTGGGGTTTTTCGTTTGTGTAGCGTGCTAAATCGGGGGATATAGTGACGGTTGACAGTTCTGCACACATCATAAGCACATCGTTATCGGAGAGAGGCTTGAACTCGGCAAAATAGATGAAGCGATTGTAGTAGTGAGAGTTTAGCTTCATCACTTTCTCACGCAGGTCTTGCATGCCAACCAGAACAACCCCGGCAACGGTGTTGTCGGCGATATCACGGAGCATGCCGATAATCTCTTCATGCGGGTAGTGGATGATGTTATCTACCTCATCGATGATGATAACGGGCATGTGATCCTTGGAGGTATTCAGATTAATGGTATCCAGGATGTCTCTGAAGAGGCGGGCTTTTGGGCCTACAATCGGTTCGCAGCGAGTTGGCTCGTAACGCTCACGCAGTTTGCGAAGCAGCTCCACCGTGAAGCTCTTTGGTGTGCTGGCTTTAAGTGCGCTGAAATACACACAATCGTTCTCAATGGCATAGCGCATGGAAAACTGGGTTTTGCCCAATCCCGGCCTGCCATAGATCATACCCATGCCAACCTGGTGCGCAACCGGGCGGGAGAGGATGTAAGAAAGGCACTCCAGACCACGTTCAACGTTCTTGGTTTTAACAAGCAGATGGCTGTTCATAACTAATTCTCCTTTATGTGGTTTAGTGATTTACACCGATAGCATCGAGGAACTCACGGGAAAGCACCTCTGTGGATTCGGGTTTTATATCCGGCTCATTGGGGATGGGAGCAGGCGACTGGGGCAAAGAAGGCAACTCACTGCCAACATTGGTAAGCTTTGCCGGCATAGAAGAAACCTTTGCCACAGCGTCTTGAAGAAACATACCGTTGCCAAGGGTCATGTCGGCGAGCTTGTGAGCTTCTTTGCGGGTTTTCTTTTCCTGCTGTCGGCGGAACTTCAGCTCATTTACCAGGCGAAGCTTTTCGTCTTCGGTACCGCGAACGGTTGCCAGAGGATCGTGCTCCACACGTGCCAAAGCGCGACAGATGGGGTTTTTGGCTTCGTCATAAACGAAAACATAGCGATCGTCCATTTGATCGTAGCGTACATAAACCTTGCGATCTATATAGTCTATTAATGACTCGTGATAGTAATGAATACCGCGGACTTTAACGCCATTACGATCCAGCTTTTTTACTTCGGTGGACAGCATGAGATACCAGAGTTCATCAGGATTGCGTTTGCGTTCCGGGGCAATTTTAGCAATACCCTCCTGCCACACTTCCAGGGGACGGCGGCCGTTTAAGCCATCGTTGGGCTCCATGCCATAAACATCCAGAATCCACCAATTGATAAGCAGTTTTGCCTCGTTCATGGTGAGGTAGTTATTCCCCTTCAGCTTGGCAGAAATCTCCTGCAGGTCTTTTTCGTTGCGCATGCGGGAGGCAGGTTTATCGACAATGGAATTACCCAGGTAATTTGGCAGATAACGTTCCAAGCCGTTGTCAAAAGTGCCAAAGAAGCGTTCCATAGGGGCTTTACCGGTGGGATTGTAGGGAAGGGAATCCAGGATGTCTTGCACACCGGTGGCGTAGATATTACCCACTATTTCGGCTATTTCATCACGCTCCAGTTGTTTGATCTCTTCTAATTGGGCGCGGGTGACATTCTTTCCGGAGAGAGCCTTGTAAGCCTTGCCATTATCCCACTTGATGTAGAGCGGAACAAAGCCCCAAAGCGTGATGGCATTGCGATAGGCGGAGCTGATTACGCGGCGGTTCTCCGTGAAATCCAGATCGAAGCCCACCACCATGCGCGAAGCGTAATCCAGAAAAGGCACGAAGGTGGGACGGCAAGGCTTGTTGGTGTAAGGATTCCAGACCAGAAAGTTGCACACACAGCCATCTGAATACCACAGATCACCAGTCCTGATGGAACTTCCATCAATAAGGATGCTGGGGAGGTAGTGTTCCCGGAAGTATTTAGACCCGCGGCGCATATATGCCCAACGGGCGGCGTTGCGCTTGGCAAATACGGAAATGGCGCGTTCCATGGTTCTATCGGATATAGTTTGGGCTCTACCTTCAGCGCGTAGCTTGGTGTGCCAGAGGCGGATGGCAGAGGATACCGCTGGCTTGCCATCGGAATGAAGCAAGCCGATTATCCAATTGAAATCATCCAGGGGAACTTCGTGGCCAACTTTACCGCTTTTCCACTCCGGCACGAGTGCGCGCCAATCGCGGGATTTGCCCCACAAGCCCATCCAACGGCGGAGGGTGCTGGGGCTGATGGCATCCAGGGTGGCAAAGATTAGCGGGTGGTGCATGCCGGTGTTGTATATATCCAGATAAGCTGTGATAGCGGCATTAAGGGAGAGCTTTTCGGCTGACATGAGGCGGGTAACCTCCTGGCAGACCTGTGAGCGGCGAAGGGCTATTATTTCCATCTTTTCGGACAGCTTGCCGGAGCCAAGGGTTAGGGTGCCGGAAGGCAGGGCAAGGGCTTGGGATGTAGAGTGCTGGCGTGCTGGCGTGATCGGGTATTCAGCAGGATTGGCATCCTGCTCTACGGGTACAATGTAAGTGGTTTCGGGGGCAGATTTTGGGCGCAGGAAGGGAGTATCTACAAGGGAATCATATATCTTTTCCCAACCGTTTGGGCGTCCGGTTAAATCTACTTGTGCCTTTTTGGAGTGATTTACCAGAAGGTGGCACAACTGGCCTGAATTACACTGGGAGGTGCAGATGCGGCAGCAATTGGGGCAGCTTGGGTGGGCTGATCTGCACATGTCACATGGACTGATTTCAGTGGTTTCGGTGGTTTCGGTGGTTTCAGTGGTTGCAGTGGTTGCAGTGGATTCGCATGGTTCGTCAATCTGGTTCGCCATTACTGGTTCGTCAATCTGGTTCGCCAATACTGGTTCGTCAATCTGGTTCGCCATTACTGGTTCGTCAATCTGGATAAAGTATGCAACTTGTCCTGGTCTTTTAGGGTGTGGTTTAACTATAGCTTGTATCTTCCCCTTGCTGATTGCCTTTTGGACTGCTCTGGGGCTAATGCCTTTGAGAGTAGCATATTCTTGGACAGAGATGAGCTTGGGATTATTCATATTACCTCCGCTCCCCGGATAAAATTGGAGTGGGCAGTATTCCGGAGCTGCCCACCCCTGGGGAGGTATGTGTTAAAAAATGGTGATGAAGTGATGAGTGGATTAACAAAGAGTAAAAGAGTAAAAGAGGAAAAGAGAGGGGCAATCTTAAAAGCAGCCCAAACTGTAATCCTTCCACGCGATTTAATGAGTGCGCCATATCTGCGCTGATATCCGTGGCCTCGGTCTTGGGCTGCTTTTAATACTGCAAGGTTGACAGAAAAGGGAAGGCTCCCATGCTTGGAAACGCAAGAAACAAAACATAAGGAGCCTATTATGAATGGCATGACTAGTTATCCTTCAGCAAGTGTGGCGGAAGTGAGGCAAACCATTTTTCAATACAGTGTGATGTTTTACCCGTGTAGGCAGGCGTTGATAGATATTGAACGCCGGAAAAGCCCGGAACATCTTCAAGAACTGGCTGCGAGCAGTAATGCTGAGACGAACCGGTTGGCAATGAGCATTGTGAATTCGGGGAAGGTTCCGAAGGGGTGCAGGTCAGAAGAAATCTTTGGGGTAATGGTGAGATTGACCCACAATTTGGAAAGGCTGGAAGGTATCGATGCAAGAAAGAGGATAATCCTTGCATATAAAGACGAAGAAGGCGAAATAAAGCCTTGTAAGGATATAATCTCCTACATCCTATTTTATGCGCCATGCGAAAAAATGCATCAGTTCCTATTTTCAACTTGATTCTCCTTTTTTGGGGTGTGTTTCTAATGATACGTTGATGTCTTTGGGATATTTAACTGTGATAGTTATCTGGTTTTTAATTGTGACTTTTCCGCTTTTTAGCACATCAACGAGCCAAAGTATGGCTTGCAGAATACCTAATAGTGGCAAAGCTATACAGATGGACAATAGAGCCATATCAGTCATTATGCTGAACCTGACAGGATATTTCATGATCTGTTAGGGGGCAATCCGGATGGAAGCCCCCGTTTGCCATTGGCTCTACCACGCTGGCATAGGTGCGGTGTTCTATGGCGTTTTGGGGGTTATTCCAGGTGGTAAAGATAAGCTTGCAGCAGGGGATGGTTCGAAAGCCCTGTGGGACACGGACAGCCTGACTGATGCGGTTTGGGCAATCTTTGCATCCGGAAATTGGCATACTGATGATGGAATTTGAGAAGAGTTTCATGCCTACCCCTACGATGCTTTCTGCTGTAAGAAGGTGGTGATTTTGCGGCGCATTTCTACTGCGGGACGGTAACCCTGGAGAATCTCTACCAGGTACTGATAGTAGATGCCTGTTTCGCGAGATAACTGCGCCTTGGATATCTTGCGCCGGGCAAGCTCTGCCCGGATTTCTTCTGCGGTGAGGATGGGTTTAGATTTCATAAATACTCCTTTTGGGTGATGAAGAGATTGACAAAAAGGGTAAGGCTCCGATGTTTGTGATCGCAAATACTGAAACAAAGGAGCCTATCATGAATGAAGCCATTTTGAAAGAACTGAAAACCCTGAACAGTCTATTAGCGCTTATTGCTATTGAGATTAATAAGCAGGACGGAAAGAACCATATTGGACACTCAATCTTCACAGAGAAACTGCGAGCAGCCATAGAGTTATCAAGGGAGATCAGTGAACTAAACATTGAAGACTAATACCTTGTATCGAGGCGTTTGAAAATACCCTCTACATGCTTGGGAATAATACTGGAAAAGCGTGAGGACAATATCATCGCACAGACCTTTGTATCAAAATCAAGGAGATGGTTAAAGACCGGTTCCCGTGGATCGGGGGAATGAATTCCCCTTATCTTACGAGCTTTGAGTAAATACGCTTCCAGCAAGGATGATAGCTTTTGTGCCATTTGTAATATATGGGGCTCTAATTCTATCATCTCTTGTATGGGAAATCGTTCATTTCTCACGGTGTTAGTTTCCGGAGAGGATGCTTCAGGTATCCCCAAAGCAGATAAGAAATCGTGATTTAGATTTTCATCTCGAGTTGCGTCTTGGCGAAGACCAATCGGCTTGAAAGGCTTGCCATTATCCAGGAGAAACAGGGCATCGTCCTTACTAACAGTATGAGAATATTCACCTCGGAAGTGGATATTGATGGGCACATGGTCAGGGATAACAAGCAGGTGTCCATCGGGAACCCAGGGAGCTTTTGGAGAAATGGACTTCATCTTGGCATCACGACGCTTGAGGATGCGTTGGTGTTTCTTTTCAGCCTGGCGAAGAAGCTTGCCAAGCTCTGCAGCGGATTGTTGGATACGTTTTTGTAAATTCATGAGATACTCCTTGTAGTGTGGCTTTGCGGGGAAGCAGACGGGGCGTCTGAGATTACGATTTGAAGTTTGTGCTTGACATTCATGATAACCGCCTTTTTTTGTAGTCTTAAGTTATAGGTTTTTGAAGGAGAAAGAAAAATGGACAAAAGATGCCCAATGGCAAACGGGAAGCCATGCTTAGGCGAAACGTGTATATTTTGGATGGGGTTTGAAGTACCCTGTATCTTCATTGAGAATTACCTTTTATCTCTTCAATCGATAGTGAAAATCTCGCCACATGTGCTCTCACACATTTCTCATGCTGTCGAATGCGACGCAATAGCTGTTGGAACTGCAACCGAGATTGTTGAGAGAATGCACCAGGACTTACTTGCTTCACTGCGGATGTTTCGGTATCTGGAAGACAATCCGATTTACCCGAAAGCAAAAAAGAAGCAGATTCGGGAGATGCGCCTGAAGCTGAAACAGGAGATGCAGGAATTTGGGGAGGATTAGCCGGGCTGGTACCTATGCCAATAGCAGCAAGAAAATCGGCTTCGAGCTGTTGTTGCGAAGGTGTTTTTGGGGTGGGCAGAACTGCATCCGCCACTACGATTTGAAGTTTGTGCTTGACATTCATGTTAACCGCCTTTTTTGGTAGCCTTAAGTTATAGGGACAAGATATTGCGCTTGTGATATCGTGTCAAGACAAAAACATCACATTTGTGATATTGAGGTGAAAACAAATGAGTATCTCCAATAGAATAAAGGAGTTAAGAACTCAAAAAAAGTTAAGCCAGTTTCAGTTTTCTAGAAAACTACAAGTATCACAGGCTTCAATATCGCAATATGAAAGCGGAACTCGTAGCCCTGACAACACGTTTTTAACTAAGACATGCGAAACCTTTGATGTCAACCTGAACTGGCTGCTCACAGGCAAGGGGAGCATGTTCCAAGAGCCAGAGTATATGGTATTGACGGATAATGAGTTTTTGCATCTTCCGGTGGTGGCGCATATTGCTGCTGGATTGCCTATAGAGGTGGTGGAGGATGAGCCGTTGGAATGGATAGATGTGCCCCGGACGGTGCTAAGCCTACCCCCACCCTACATAGTTTTTAAGGTGGATGGAGACAGTATGGAGCCCTTGATACTGGAGGGGGACTATGTGATAATGAGCCGAGATTGGCGAGGCGAGGAGCTTCACGGGAAGATATGCGGATTTAGAACAGATGACGGGATAACCTTGAAGAAGCTGATGCTGCAGCCGAAGCAAAAGACCGCCTGGCTGATGCCGATAAACCATGGGAAATATGAGCCTAAGGCGTATACCAAGGACACGGAGGACTTTTATATGTTTGGGGTGCTTGTGGCGTTGATTAGGAAGTTTTGAGAAGGAGTATTTAAGATGAGAAAAGCAGCATTAGCTTTTGTTTTTATGGTGTTGGTTAGTTGGGTGTTTGCTTTCCCTGCGGACAGGTTATATCCGGGGATATCAAGTAGAATTGGAGAATGCATTAGGTGTGAGAAAATGCCTGCGAGTTTTACGTTATCAGTAGATAACAGATCCCTTTCAGCAGAGGGTGTCATTGCCTATGGCGATGATAATGTTGTGGTAGGGAAGTGGATAGAATTTAACCTACTAAACAGTTCTGGTAATTTTGTAGATATAGATTACTTACCCGACAGCGATTTACCAAAATTGCTCGCAGGATTAGAGAAGTTTAAAACATATAGATCAACGAGCAAAGCCGGACGGATGATTGAAAACCACTATGTAATGCCTATTACCAACCGAATATCCATAGAGTTGGTAGTTGATGGAAAGCGTGATAAGCATCCATTTATATTGTTTGAGGGTAGTCCGATTTTGGTGCTTGAATCATTTGAAGAGATTGACGATTTGGGTACTGTCTTGGGTATATTGACCAAGTATTTCGATGGAACACTGATTAAAGAAGAACCTTAAAACAATACGGATTTAATAGGTTTACTTAAGATAAACTACCCCCGGTAAGACCGGGGTTTTTTTGTGTCCGGAAACCGGTAATTTAGGATATGAAGAAGGGTGTAAATCGGTGGTTTTGGGGATTTGGGGCAAAAAAATAGCCCGCATCAGTAAAGGGTTTGCGGGGGTATTTGTCCATATATGTCATATATGTTATATCTGTCCCGAATATTTTGACAGCATAAGCAGCTTTTACAAAGCTGAAGCCATTGATAAGGACGCAAGTTCTGAAGGAGGAAAAGATGGCGAAGCTTAAGCAGCTACGTGTAGTATTCCTGAGCCTGGTGAAGAACCCGGCGAATAAAAAGGACATTGTTTACAAGAGTGCGGACGGTAAGTTTACAGACGAGAAAGAGCTGAAAATTACCAAGAGCACCGCAGAAGGCTTGGTTTATGGGACAGTTTACACTCCCAATGAGAAGGACTCCCAGGATGATTGGGCAGACGCCGAAACCATCAAGAAAGCCGCACACGAGTTTGTAGCCAAAGGTGCATTATCCAATGTGGATACAGAGCACAATGAGAAGCTTTCCGGCGCAAGAGTGGTAGAAAGCCACATTGATGAGAAGGGAGCCTGGCAAGTTGGCATTCAGATGGACCCCACCAGTGAAGAATTCAAGAAGGTTCAGAAGGGCGAGATTAAAGGTCTTTCCATGGGTGCATACTGTGAGAAGAGCGATGAAGAGCCCCCCTCTGATGCTGACAAAACCCCAGATGAAACCACCAAAGTTTTGAAGAGCTTAAGTGAAGGCCTGGAGAAGGTGAACGAACGCTTGGAAAAGATCGAAAAGGGCGTTGCCAGTGTGCCGAAGAGCCGTCAGCTAAGCATTGACGGTGACAACGTGAAGATTGTGAAGAGCGGAGAAGAAGCCGCCTTCCAAGAATTCAATTTCAACAGCCTGGACTAAGGAGGACAGATGGCCAAGAAAGATGGTAAAATGATCGGATTATTATCTGCCGCAACGGTGGAGAAGTTCCTGGACATGGTGATTCAGAACACCCCGATTCTGAAATATGTAACCTGCCCCAAGGTGGATTTGCCTACCGGCAGTTATCCTGTGGTGAACATGGCGCAGTATAAGACCCGCGGATTCAGCAATGCTCACAACAGCACCGGTGGACGCAAGACTGTGGCAACTTTGCAAGAACTGAACGCCGCTGATGTGAGCTACAATTTGAAAGAATTGGTGCTTGCCCTGGTGGTTCAGGACAGTTATGTGGATGATATGGCAACCACACCGGAAAAGGTGGCAGAGATGTTTGCCAAGGTATTTGCCAAAGACCTTAGCCAGGTGCTGATAAACGGTGACACCGAGCTGGTGCCGGAAGATGAAGACGCACTGACTGATCGTGAGCTTACTCTGATGATCCTGGACGGTTTGGTGAAGCAGATGACCGAAGCAGAAAAGACCGTAACTTACGGAGCCACCGAAACTACGGTGAGCAAGAAGATAATCAAGCTGATCAGCGGAAGCCCGGACGATTATGTTGCCAATCCGGACAGCAAGATATTCATCTCCCCGACGGACATGAACCTGCTTTGGGACGAGGTTACCACCACTAAGCCGATAATTAAAGAGCGTGACGGAGCGCTTTATTTCCGCGGTAAATACGAGCTGGTGGAGATAGCGGGACTACCTCAGAACTGCATTCTGTTCGGCGATATGACCGGGCTATTAGCGCCCCTGGGCAGGGAAGTGTATCTGGAAACCCAGCGTTACCCTGAAGCCCGTGGATTCAAGGGTGTGCTAAGCTGCCGCATAGACTGCAACATTCACCCCTACATCAACATGCGTATGCTGGTGGCAGAACCAGATGAGCCTGCACCTCCCGCTGGTGGTGGTCAATAAATGAACTTCAGCGAAGCGCAAAAACATCTGGAAACCAGGGTGAAAGCCCTGCTCCCGGAAGTGTGTGTGCAAGATAACCTGGTTGATAAGTCCAAAAGCTTTCCTTGTGTGGTGATCGAACCGGATGGCTCCCGTCTTCTGAAACATGGAGGCGGGAGCAGTCTTTCCGGTGAGCATGACTTTAGCTTGTGGGTGCTTTATGCGTATAACGGGAGCTTTACGGATAGTCGTGAAGCAATGCTGGAGATTGTGGCACAACTGCTTGAGATAGAGCGGTTTTACTGCGATGAGCGCATAGAGTATGGCAACGATCTGGTGCATGGGACACGCTGCGTCCTGGCTCACATTAGCGGGAGGGTGGCATGATCAAGTGCTGGAGTGCCGGCGTTCTGGTGTACTGGTGTAACAGGAGGGTGCGTAATGCCTGAACCTGTTTATGTATGGGCACCTAAGATTAAGGCCTTGCAGAGTTTGGCAAACGACATACCGGATGCGCGGATAGAGCTGATAGCCGAGGTTTGCGTGGACAATGTGAAAGCCAGCTTAGGGCTTGAGACATATATAAGCCTAAGTGGCGATAAACGCCTGGAGTATGCCATTTGCGCCTTTGCCATTGCCAAGCTGATAGTAAGCAGCCGGGAGATTAGCGAAGGGAACAGTATTCACAGTAGCCGGGGCTGGGGAGAGGGCGATATTCACCCCAGTGAGGTTAGCGAAATGGTTAAGCTCTCCAAGCACTGGGAAAACCAAGGGAACTTAACCATAAACCAACTAAAGACCGAGATACCCGCCGAAATAGGATGGGTTGATATATGAGTGCTGGTGTTCTGGTGTACTGGAGTACTGGCGCGTGTAAGGTTCGTGAAGATGCGAACTTTTCCGAAAAGGAGATAACCATGAAACACATCAATTTACTCAAGATAGTTTTGACCATAGCAATGCTGGTGACAGTATGCCTGGCAGCAGCCGACACAGGTGGTAATGTGAGCAATTTAGCCGATTTGAGCACCTACGCGGTTCCCTTTCTGGCGGCTTTGATCTGCTTCTTACTTGGCCGATTTCTGAAGGTGAACGTGGAAGTTCAGAAGCTTATTCCGGTATTAACGGCAATCGTAAGTGCTTGTTTTAGCACCGAGAAAGAAACAAACACAGCTGGCAAGCCGAATGGTGTGGCGGACTATGACGAGTATAGGGCAGTGATTGCCGCAACCAAGGTAGAAACAGCATTGAACAGCGGTGGCCAAAGCACTTTGAAGAAGGTGTTTGGTACGGCTGTGGATGCGGTAAAATTCGTGTTCCCGCTTATTAAACCGGTAGTGAAGCTGCTGAAGTAAGAGGTTGCGCAAATGATAAGCGTTCCCTGGGCAGTAGTGTTGTTTGCGTTGGGTTTGATGGGAACCCTGATAGGATATATCTGGAACAGCCTTGCCAACAGGATCAGCAAGCTGGAACGGAGAGTGGATTGTATAGGCTCTATGGATGGCAACTGGGCAACCCTGGAGCAAACTAAAGAGATAATAACAGCGCAGTTTAACGAATTCAGGCTGGAGCTGTATAGAAGCGGTGTCCTGAAGGCGCAAACCCGAAAGAAAACGGAATAAGGAGAAAAACATGTCCGTAAGATTCTACGATAAAGTGTATGCCCGTGCCGCAAGCACAGAGTTTACTACGATAGCAAAATCTGTTTTAGCAGGCGGATGGCAGCTTATTGCCGGAACAATGAAGGTTACCCAGGAGCTTACCTTGAAGACCGAGCCAGATGTGACCACAGCCATGGGTGACGGAACAGACAACGTAGGCAGTGAAGCGGCAACGGCTGATCTGCAACTGATTGATTTCGATGGAACCAACCTGGCCGCAATTCGCGCTGCATTCATCAACAAACCTGTGGATTTGGTGGTATATGACAGCCGGGTTGGCAACGTTGGATGGGCTCTATTTGGGGCACAGCTATACCCTACTCCTGACATAGGCGGTGGAAAGGAGCCTATCCTTAAGCTAAGTGGCAAGAAGCGTTATGCCAGTGACATGACTGCAGCACTTACCATGGTGGGGCTATCATAACAATGCTAATGCCGACTTTTATGGGGAGGGAACACGCCCTCCCCATCGGCATATAACAAAAAGGAGATATGATGAGTGTGAAACAATACCAAGTGTTAGCCTTTAGTAGCAGCACCGAGAGTGTTAGCACCCAACCAAGTTACCTGGGCAAAACCAGCGATTTAGTGATGAAACCTGAACCGGATAAGACCATTGATCTTGATGACGGGACTACCGAAACAGGTAGCGAAAAGCTGACTGTAAGCTTTAGCATGCTGGGTAAAATACAGAATCCGTGGCCAGTAAGAATGATCTGGCTGGTGCCGGTCTGCAAGGATTATAGCGCAGGCGCGCAGATTATTAAGCTGAAACTGGATAGTGGAGACTACCGCATCGATAACAAGAGTGGGGAGTTTGAGAAAATCCTGTTTAATGCCACATTGAGATATCCCACGGACATTAGCCCCTGGCCATATGAGTATGACGGGGAGTATTTTGGAAACTACTTCATGATTATTGGTAAGGTGGCTAACCCTGATGAAAGCTATGAGATTGCCGCACGCGATAGCCAGGGGAACTATGAGGTTAACTATGATACAGCAGATTCGATAGTTATAGGTTGTTATGCCTTGGTTTTTCTTCCTAAGGAAACAGAGTACGACATATACAGCAACGATAGTTTTGTAGTGCAGCTTGACTCTAATGAGACAGTTGGTGTGCATCGTTTAAACATTTAGACAGCAGGGGTTTAAAGATGAAATTCTGGGTGGTGAAAAGCAGCGCAGGCCAAAGCAAGCAAAGTGACAGCAAGAAGCAGGACAACAGCAGACCTTATGACGTTCAGGAACTGATTGATTGCTATTACCGGAACTCGTATCATCAGCGGTGTATAAACCTGAAAACTATCTGCATCCTGGGTGACGGGATTGAAAGCCAGGACGTGGTGAATAAGCTGCGTGAGTGCGTGCGTGGTGATAGTGTTTTTACCCTGCTGCAGAAGACCATTCTTGACTTGCGGATATTTGGTGACGCCTTTTGGGAAGTTGTGAGCACGGGGAGCGGGGTGGAGATTTATCACATGCCAAGCTGGACGGTTAATGCCGGAAAGGATGGCGGCTGGGTTCAGGAAAACGGCAAAGACAAGGTGGACTTCTCTGCGGAACAGGTGTGGCACTTTAGAGAGCCAAGTATGCTGTCTTCGTTGTGGGGCTGCCCGGATTATTTGCCACTGATAGAAGATGAAGCCATTGAGCTGCTTTCCACGATAAAGACTTATAACAAGAACTTCTTTGCCAATAACGCCATTCCCGATGGCATTTTGTTCATTAAAGGCGGGGATTTGGGGCCCAATACCGAAGCGGGACTACGCAAGTTCTTCCGGGATAAATTCCGGGGCGTGGAAAACGCTTCCAAATTCTGCGTGGCTCCTGTTCCCGAGGGTGTGGAGGTGCAATTGGAAAAGCTTCAGGATACCAAAGAGGGCAAGTTTTTGGAGCTGCAGGATAAGACCATGATGGAGATAATTAGCTGTCATGGCGTTCCCCCACGGCTGGCAGGAATAGCTATTCCCGGGTCACTTGGTGGCGGCGGAGAAGCTGCCGGCGAGCTGAAGATATTCCTTACCACGCAGATAAAGCCTCTGCAGAACATCTTTGGCGGGCAGCTTGACCTGTTCTTTAAGGAACGGCTGGGGATGACTACTGATATCAGCTTTAAGGCATTTGACGTGATGCCCAGTGAGGCAGAAACGGCGTTGAGTGTATTGCGGGGGTGAGGATGACATCAACAAAGAGTAAAAGAGAAAAGAGCAAAAGAACACTTAGGACTGTGATTGAGCAGGACGCTGTGAAGAGGCTTAAAGGAGCTTTGATAAAAGGATGTAAGAAGCATGGTCTCAGTCAGCATCGTATCTTAGGTGCTTTGTACATGATGTGTTTGAACACTGCTTCTGAAGCGGGTAGCCTCGTAATAGATGAAGAATGGCTGAAGCTTCTGGACTCGCAGGTAAAACAGTTTGATAGTCTGGTTGATGTCCTCCTGGAGAGAGTGGAAGCAAAGAAAGCATGAACAAGTACATTGAGCTTCTGGCACCATACATCAAGAAGACGCTGTATCCGTATCAGTTAAAGTTTGTTGGGGATAGCAGCAGGTGGAGGATCGTGAACAAGAGCCGTCAGATAGGCTTTAGTTTGACGGTGGCACTTGATGCGATCTCCGGGGCTTTGGTGCGGGAGCGCAATCAGCTAATAGTGTCTGCATCCAAGAAGAATGCCGAGATAGTGATGAACTATGTGCGTGGGCATTTGGAGAACATGAACATGCTTCCGGCAGTAGATAAAGAGGGCTATATTGAGCTTGCCAACGGTAAACATGTCATGGTTTGCAGCACAAATTGGCGAACAGCTCGCGGATTTAACGGTGATGTTTACCTGGATGAATTTGCCTTCACGATCCGGGATAAGGAGATATGGCAGGCAATAGTCCCCAGCATTACCGCGGTGAACGGGCGTGTGACGGTAATAAGCACACCAAAGAGCCGAATAGACAAGTTTTGGCAGATATGGGAGCGTAAAAGCGAGAAGTGGAGTAAACACTGCGTGACCATTCATGACGCGATAAATGACGGCTTTCCGGTGGATATCGAGGAACTGCGCGAGCTATTCGACCCGGAAGAATTTGCCCAGGCATACGAGTGTATTCCCCTGGATACCACAGACAGCTATATCCCCTACAATTTGATTGAGCCATGTTTGTATGATCCCGGGAGCGAGGCTTTTGAAAGCCTGGCATTGATGATACCCGAAAGCAAGGGCAAGCGCAACTTCGTTTACGGCGTTGATATTGGCAGAAGCAAAGACGAAACAGCCGTTGCCGAGACCTTCCGCCTGGATAAGGTGGTCTGGTGCTGTGGCATTCAAAGCTGGTTGAAGATGCCATTTAGAACCCAAAAAGAGAAGCTTGGCAGCATCCTGGCACAGCCAGGTACTCAACTTATGGCGATAGACAAGGGCGGGATCGGAATGAACCTGCATGAGGATTTGCAGTATCTTTATCCGGACAAAGTACGGGGGGTTAGCTTTGCTCCTGCAGTTAAAGAACGCCTGGCTAAGAAGGTGAAGATAGCATTTGAGGAAAAGCGGGTGCGCATTCCCAATGATCCGAGCCTGATAAGCCATATTCTTAGCATTCGCAGAAGCGCAAATAAGACCAGCACCTTCAGCTATAACAGTGAGGACAGTGAACATCATGGCGATAAGTTTTGGGCACTGGCCCTGGCAATAGACTGGAGTGCGGGTAATAAGATAATAGATTTCAGGTTTATGTAGGAGTGGAAAAATGAAACAAGGACTGAGCATTGGGTACACTGGGGCGTGTGCCATTACGGGAGAGTAGATGTATCCGATATTTAGCTATGGATCACCACGATTTAGCCTGGGCGATTTGTCTGTTCAATTCAGCGGTAAAAACCCGGCTGGCCAAGTGGGTTTTGAGCCGGAAGAAGAAGAACACAAGACGCTTTCAGGCCGAACTATTACAGACTTTAAGGGCTGGCGCGCCAAGGTTACCCTTAAGCTGTGGAATCTGCGTCCCCAGGACTACCAGGCACATCTGAAGCTGATAAACATTATAAACACTCACAAGCAGACTGGAGCAGGGATATTGCTACAGCCACGTTTCAACAGCGGAGCTACGCTATCTATATTCGTGAAGAGCAAGGACATTATAGACTATAAAGAGATTACCAACTTGAACGCCGGGCAAAGCGTTGATCTGAACTTCGAGAGTATCGGGTTACTTGATGAGATACCTAAGATTGTGAACTTACCGCGCTTCCTGATGCTGGATGCTACACACTACCTGCTATTGGGTGCCGGTGGCGGAAGGCTGATAATTCCGGAAACTGAATACAGCAAGATTGACACAACTGCAAATGAAAGCTTTAAATAGGAGGAACAATGGAAAATGACAGCACATTAGAGGGATTGCAACTGCTGAGTTCACCAGCGTTGGTGGATTTACTGCTCTGCGCAGATGCCAGCGATAGCTATGAACCCAAAAAGATAGAAATTACCTCACTTAGGGACTTGATCCTGGGTGACAACAGCGCATTCGAGATAAGCGCAGGAAAGCTGAAGCTGAAAGACTATCTGGACGCTAACAACAAACAGATACGCAGTTTGAGCGCAGGGACAGAAGATGGCTATGCCGTGAATTATGCCCAGGTGAAAGAAGCTGTAATGAGCCTTGCCGGAATCACACCTGCCACTCCCAATATAAGCGAAATGGGAGCTTTTTTGAGGCTTAGTACAGCCACGGTAAGCGAACCATGGGGAGGGTTTTATCTGTTTTACTGGTGTGTGGACACTAATGCCAATACCAGCTTGAGCGTGAGTGGTAATAGTGTGGTGGCAAGCAGCGGGGCTACCGTGAACTTCGATGGCTCTGTGGCGAACATTGTGAATATAGTAAAAGACAGCGGCTGGTATGGCAACTATTTGCATGTGGCAGTTCGGTATCGCAATATAAAAAGTATATCCCCTCTTTCAGGTACAACTCATTATGCAGTGACAACCCCAGGAGTGAACGATTTGATAACAGAACACATTCCCAAGGTTGTAGATAACCCTGCAATAAGCAAGGGTGAAAACAGGCTTTATATTACCAGCGATCCTGTGGAAGGTGTGGGGATTAGCTACGTGTGCCAATTGCTGTTTGATGATGCCGCAGAGACTTCCATTACCGGCAATGAAACCGGGCTGATTGAGCTTAGCGCTAAGTATCCTAACTTCACGTATGACATGCCTATGAATGTGGGTAAATACGACTATGTGCATGCCAGGATAATCAGCGTAAGCCTTTTGGGTGACACGGCAGCTTGTGACACGGTTCATAACACTGTGGATATTGATGCCAATTTACTTAGTGACACGGTGGTGAGCTATTTGGCAGCACGCCTGGCAGAGAAGCTGGTTACGGCAGACAATACAAATCTAAAGATCAAAGTATAAAGGAGAAGAACATGAAGATTAAGACTGATATAAGCACACTCAGCAAGCTGTATCCAATCTTTGAAGACGCCGGAATTGAAGGCGTTTTGACAGGAGATTTGGAAAAGATTAGCCAGTTAACGTTCGCGGGTCTTGCTGGCAAGTTGCTTAAAACAGGCAGATTGGCAGAAGCTTGTGAAATTATATCCGGTGAGAGCACCTTTGAAGGTATGCCATGGGAACATGTAAGTAGGGAGGACTCTATGGGTGTGATTATCCCTTTTTTGATCGATACAACAGTAGGGCCAATAGAACCTCATCTGATGAAAGTGGGGATGGATGCGAACCCGGAAACATCTTCATGAAGCTGAGATACTATCTATGCAGGATGGGCGTGAACCCGAATGAAACCGAGATTGACGAGGCATCGGCATTGATGGAGCTTTGGAATGAAGAACGGAGCCAGGCTTTTTGCCCAATGATGGTGATGAAGTAATGGACTATTTGATGAACTTGTCTATTATCGTGCCTGTTTTGATGCAGCCTTTTGCACCAAGGAAGCGTAGAAAGGCAAGTAGTAATAGCGTGACTACAGCAGTTATTATGGTAAACAACATTATTCTAACCTCACATTACATTATAGCCTAAATAAAGGAAAAAGCAAATGAGTGAAAAGCTAACCGTTACAATAGACTTTAAGGGAAAAGAAGAGCTCCAGCAAATTGTTGAAACTCTCTTAAAGAAATACAATATAGATGCTGACATTGACCTGGGCAGCGTTGCTGCTGAGATAAACAAGAATGTAACGAATCCTTTGACCAAGCTTAAAGCTCAGTTTGCTGAATGGGGCTTGGTGTTAAATGGGATAAAGGGCACTATTAACACAATCGGAGCAACGTATAACCAAACTATTGGAACCATGATTAGAGCTTCCCAGGAGCAAGAATCTGCCGAGACTGCACTAAAAGGCGCTTTAAGAGCAACAGGTCTTGAGGTAGAGCAAAACAGCAAGGTATTGCAAAACTATGCCGCCAGTCTTCAGCAAGCTACTGTCCATGGTGATGAATTGCTGATGACTGCAATGGCTCAAATGCAGAACATTGCCCGTTTTGATAACACCGAAACTTTAATGCGCGCGACTAAGGCAGCAATAGGTTTATCTGCCGCTTTTGGGATAGATTTGGCTACGGCCATGGATTTGGTTGGTAAGGCCGGAGCAGGCAACACTATGATGTTATCCAGATACGGGATTGTATTGGATGAAACCCTTGGTAAGGCTGATAAATTTAACCAAGTAATCAATATTGGAACCGGTTATTTCGGACTTGCCGCGGATCAAGCACAGACGTCTGCAGGCAGTATCCAGCAATTGAAAAACACATGGGGCGACTTTCAGGAAACGCTTGCCACAGGAGTACTCCCTGAGATTAAACGTCTTACTAATGCGTTGAAGCCATTGATAGAGTATGCGACTGCAATGAGCGATGAGCAAAAAGCTATAACTATTGGTTTGGTATTAACAAATGCCTTGATAGTAAAGCAAACATTAGTTATTATGGCAAATAAAGCCGCCTTTGCAGCACTAACTATTGAACAGCAGAGACACGTTGCTTCTATTGTAGCTACGGTTGCTATTCATAAAGGAGTTACATTAGGGACTATCTCTTTTTCTGCGGCCATGAAGGGTCTTGGGGCAAGTATAGCTGCCGCAGGTAACGCACTGAAGGGGTTTATGGCCAGTATTCCAGTGGTAGGGTGGATTGTCTTGGGAATAACTGCGGCTTATGTGGGACTTAACGCCGCTCTTAAGGTAAATACTGGAGCCCTTAAAGACAAATATGATGCCGAGAGAGAAGCATTAGAACTCAAGAACGAAAGCCTTATGAAGAACAAGGATGAAGAGAAATCCACACTTAGAATGGCAGAACGGTACGAGCAATTGGCAACCAAAGCCCGATTAAGTAAATCTGAACAAGGCGAACTGTCTGGCATTCATCAAAAGCTTGCCAACAAGTATCCTTCATTGATTAGTGCTACAGATAGCTACAGTAATAGCTTGGCTGGGGTTAAGGGTGCTGCTGATAAAGCAAGGCAGGCACTCTCTGATTTGGATAAACAACAATGGCAGACTGAGCTAAGGCTGGCAAAGAACCGGATTGAGAACAATCGCATTGAAGCGTACGAGATATTGTCCAAAGAGTTTAACTGGCGGGACATGGCCTTAACGGCAAAACGCTCAAATGCATTATCAGGTATTTATACTGATATGCAAGCACTATTAAACAATGATTCAAGCGTTCTTAGTCTGAGTTACTTGGAGAACCTTTCTAAGCGTTTAGAGGATTTGGGTAAGAGTTCCAAGACCTTTAACAATCAAGAGCAGGCGGCCTTGCAGCGGGCATCAACTATGGTAAACATAATGATTGCCGGAAAGCAACGATATAACGCTTTATTGAAAGACGGGATACCCAGAGAAGATAGTAGCATACCTCCCGGTGAAGGTGGTACGGACAAGTCCAAAGAAGATAAGCGCAAGAGCTTGCTTGAGGAAATAGCAGCTTTTAACCGGGCCAGGCAAGTGGGATTTGACGCTCATAAAGTGGCTTTACAGGAGCTTGAAACTGAGTATAATGCCAATCTGAAGCTGGTGAAAGGAAATGCCGAGGCGGAGGCGGGGCTTTTTATGAAGTATGAGCAAGATAAACGGAACCTGAAGGCAGACTATCTGAAGGCAGATGAAGACGCCGTAAAGCAATACTACGAAGCTGTTAAGTTCTATGACGCGGATTACTATTCCTGGAAGCGTAAGCAGATAGACCTCGAGGCTGGGATTATGTTCGTTGGGAACGAGTCTGGGCAAAAACAATGGGCTGGGGACCAGGTTAAGAATCTGGATAAAGAACAGAAAGAGTTTGGCAACCGTGTCATGCTGGATTTTGAAGGGCAATATGAGGCCGAAATGAGCCATTTGGCAGAGCTTCGTGACTTGGGGCTGGTAACGTATCAAGAGATAGCAAAAAAGGCTTGGGAATATTATAACGCGTTGAAGGCGATAGTTGAGGCAGATGGCGAGGTAAGCGAAGCAGAGCAAAAGCTGTTGGATGTGTATATGGGACGCGCCCAGAAGGCACAATTGGCGGTTAACCGTGAGAGCGACCTGGCGAGCTATTACAACCAGGTTAAGTTTTTGGACTCAGGCTATTATGAGTGGAAAAAAGCGCGGATTGAAGAGGATGTGCGGTTGATGCAGGTGTCTGAAGATCAAAAAGCCGTGATACTGAAGCTGCGGATGAGAGAGCTTAATGCTGAACGCATCTCTGGAGATGTACAGATGAATTTCCGGGGTAAACTGTTGAATACCCTCGGCATAAATGCGGGCGATCAGGAGGCAATTGTAGGGCAGTATCAACATATTGCAGGACAGATATCTGCTATCTGGGGACAGATGTATAGTAATCTTGAGGCGGCTAAAAACAGTGCTTTTCGTAACCTCGAACAACGTGCCAAAGCAGAGCGAAAATCCGAAGCCTGGCTGAGTGCTGAAAAAGAAAAGATCAATGCCGAATATGAGAAGAAAGTGCGTACAATGAAGCGTATAGAGCAGAAGGTTCAGATAGCTTCAGCTATGATGAATACAGCGGAAGGCGTGACTAATGCTCTAACTCAAAAGCCGGCATGGTATGCTGTTCCTGCAGCTATTGCGATTGGGACATTAGGTGCGGCTCAAGTAGGGTTGATTGCGTCACAGAAGTTCGCTGAAGGTGGCCAACCAGGGCTTTTTAGGGGCAAGGGAACCACTACCTCAGACAGTAATATCATCGCGATATCTGACAGTGAGTATATTATAGCTGCCGATAGAGTTAGGGCTTTGGGTGTGCCGTTCTTTGATGCCCTGAACTTTGGCAATATTGAGCAGGTTGGAAGAGCCCTGGCAAGCATAAAAATGCCAAGTTACAATCCAGCCAATGTAAGCCCAAAATCAAGCTACAACACTGGTGGACAGGTAACTACACAAGCAAACCATAATCAGGTGATACAGGTTACTTTGGAATGCGATGGGAGAACATTAGCAAGGGCAGTCGACCGTGGCAACAGAAGAATCATCAAGTTAAATTAG